TGGTGTGGCACAAGCTCAGTCGGTTCCCTATCCGGAAAACCTTTTCGCTATTGCTACCACGGTGGCAACGGTATTGGCGAATATTGCTACGGCCATTAAGACCGTTAAGAGTGCGAAGTTTGCGCAGGGCGGTACGATTCAGGGTGCAGGCTCCGGAACTTCTGATAGTATCAGCGCAAGGGTGTCAAATGGAGAATCAGTAAATACGGCACAGGCCACATCCCTATTCTCTCCCCTTCTTTCTGCCTTGAATCAGTTAGGCGGTGGCGTTCCCATCGTGGCTACCAGCCCACAGCAGCAAATCGGTGAGGATATGCTTGCGAATGCCTTTGCGCGTGGTGCTGCAATGATGCCACGACCCGTTGTGAGCGTAGAAGAGATTAATACCACGAATGAGCGCGTGCAAGTTATTGAACGTTTGAGTAGCATGGGATGATGACCAAGTATGAACTTGTAAAACTGCTGCAAGACGTGATGAATACGTTGGCAAAGAACGGGCTTTCCGTCACGGATGCCCGTCACGTCACGATGTATGAGGATTGGCTTCGCTTGCGTAACGAAGGCCATAAATATATATATATTATCCGTTATCTCTCGCAGCAATATGAAATGAGCGAAACCAGCGTTTATCGTATCGTGCGCAAGTTCGCGGAAGATTGTGAGTAAACTCGCTTAATTCCATACAATATTTCTTTTTTTAAGTTTTAGTAATGAGTAGTCGGATGCCGTTTGCCGTGAGGTAGGCGGCATTTTCTTATTTTCTCGGAATTTTACGCCTAACGGCTTTTCGCTATTTGGGTGGGTAACTACAAAGGTGAGAGTAAAAAAGCGGCTCAAAACGCATAAAAACGGGTCTATTTCAAATTTTGAAACTTGAAACCAAAGTGTTTATCTTGTAAGCATACGGAAAATCGCTTATCTTTGCCGAAAACATTTGGAAATCATACTATGGCAAAGTTAAGAATCTATACTGATATTGTAACGCAAGATGAGAAGGAATGCTTACAGGCATGGGGAATGGCTGGCGGTGTGACGTTCAATGACGTTTCCGCTTTTTGCGATGCCATTCCAGCCGATGACCCCGACATTGATGTATTGCTGCATTGTGACGGTGGCAGCGTGAATGAAGGCTGGAGCATTTATGACCGTTTGCGTGCAACAGGCAAGAACATTACTTGCATCGTTGAAGGGAAAGCACATTCAATGGCTTCCGTAATCCTGATGGCAGCACCGAAGGAACAGCGCAAGGCATACGAAAACGCTGAAATCCTTATCCATAATCCATATTGTTATACTACACGTCCATTGAATGCCGATGCACTTGACGCGCTGGCCGCAGATATGCGCAGAGAACAGACAAAGATGGTGGACTTATACGTGGAACGTTGCGGATGTGACCGCGAAGCGATACAGGCGCAGATGGATAAGGATATGCCGATGAATGTTGATACCGCAATGAGTTTCGGTATCATAGGCGAAATCCTAACCCCGATGTCAGCAAAGAAAATCACGGAAGATTTTCATCCAAATATTAACCCTAACAAAGAAAAGAAAATGAGTGAAAACGTGGAAGTAAAGAAGTCACTCCTTGACAAGATGCTGGAGAAACTCGGTTTCAAGACAGTCGAGGACGTGAAGTTCGGAATGTCGCTCAACACAGCCGATGGCGCAACCGTTGAAGTTGAGCGTGAAGAAGGCGAGCCACAGGTAGGTGACAAGGCTTCACCTGATGGCGAGTTCCTGATGCCCGATGGCTCGACCATCGTAGTGGAAAACGGGGAAATCGTTGAGATTAAGCCGAAAGTCGTTGATGAGCAGAGTATCGAGGATGATATTCTCGAACAGGATGATGACAAGGCAGAAATCGAGCGGCTGAAAAGCGAGAACGATGACCTGAAAGCACAGATTGAGGAGTTGAAGCAGCAGTTGGAAGATGCGAAGAAAAACGCAAAGACAACCGATGACCTTCGAATCCTTAATGCCGTGAAGATTGCTGGCGGTGAGAAGGTGCTGGCGAAGATTGCTTCCGATTACAAGCCCGAAGGCCGTAAGAAGGAAGATGAGCGTGCAGAGGAAGCCGTACAAGCAAAGAGTATCAGCAAGGAGGATATTCTTGCGCGTTACAACGAAGTGAAGAAAACAAAGAAGTAATTAACCAATCAAAGAAAGGATTTAAACAATGGCAAAGTATTTTACCAACATCCCTTTACAGCCTGAGAACCTTCGTTCTTTGAGGGATGCTATTATTGTGAAGATTCTCCAAGATGAGGATTTCCGCAAGTACGTGAACGTAAAGAAAGTGCGCAACGGTGAGCCTATCGCCCTTATCGGTGAGATGGATGCAGTCGGTCACGCTGGTGCTGGTTGTAACCCCACATTCGATGAGATTGGCATTAACAATCAGTTAAAGCGTTGGGCACTCGGTGCGTGGAGTATCGCACTTGAAATCTGCTATGAGAATCTTGAAGAGACCATCGCAGAGTACTGTCTGAAATCAGGTACGGAAATCGGTGACCTGAGCGGAACTGACTTTATGACTATCTACCTTGAACTGTTGGAAACGCAGATGAAGCGCATGATTTGGCGCATGGCATGGTTCGGTGATACCGCAATGGATACCATTTCAAACGGTGGTATTCTTGCCAACACCGAAGACCCGACCCTGTTCACTATGTGTGACGGATTCTTCAAGCAGTTGGATGCCATCATCACAGCCGACCCCACCAAGACAACCGCTATTGCAGCCAACAGTCAGACCACCTATGCCGCACAGACCGCAGCCATCCGTACATCAGGCGTGGCTACCACTCTCGTTGATACCATTCTCGCTGATGCAGATGCCCGTATCAACTACGGTGGAAACGCTATTCTGCTGATGAACAAGAAACTGGCCGATGCCCTTCATGCAGACGTGAAACGCACTTACGGAACGATTATGCCGTGGGAGCGTGTGTTCGATGGATTTGAGATTGCCAAGTATGACGGTGTAACCGTTGCAAGCGTGGCCACATGGGATTTTATGATTAACAAGTACTTCAACACGGGTACAGCATGGGAAAATCCGTTCCGTGCAGTTATGTACAATCCTGAAAACCTCATCATCGGTGCAGATGCCAACGACCCCATCAGCGACCTTGACATTTGGTTCAATAAGGATGAGCGCATGAATAAGATTTATGCCGCTGGTAAGATTGATGCCAAGATTGCACAGGATGACCTCATCCATTACGCAGTCTAATTGACCTTATGTTTAACTAACGAGTGATTGCATCACGGAAAGGAAAAGAACATGGGTACATTATGCCAATCGTTGATTCAGGCTGACATTCAGTCGAATTGCGCGAATCCGCTTGTACGCGGAATGGAAAGCGATGGTATCATTATCAATCGCTCGGATATTGACTTCTCGGCTACCGTATTTGACAACACCGATGCGAACATCATCAAAACGCTGGTGCTGAAAACGGATAAGAAAGGCTATCAGGTGCAGCAAGACGGTTCAACACCCTTCACGGGTACGAATACCGCACTCGCCACAGGCACGTATCGCAACACCTTCACCAATCAGGTGAATCTTGTAGTGCTTGATATTGACCCCGAAACCTCATGGAAAGTGGTTGATGGACTTGCCAACGGTGAGTTCGTGGCCATCCTGAAAAACAAGGCGAAGGGAACAAGCGGCAAGGCTGAATATCAGGTTTACGGATATTATCAGGGATTGCACGCTACCGAACTTGCACAAGACAAGTACAGCGAGGAAACCGATGGCGGTTGGGCTGTTACTTTGGAGGAGACGGGCGCACCGAAGGCCGCAGTCTATTTCTTCAATACTGACAGCAGCACCACACAGGCCGCTTACGAAGCACTCTATACCTGATTATGACGGTTGAAGAAGCCAAAACTCTATGCAACGAGTTGAGAGGGAGATTTGATTCTCCCTTCTCAGCCGTTGATAAGCAAACCATCGAAAGGCTCTACCTTGAAGTGCTGGCAAAGCCATTCAAACCGACAACGTGCCAACAATGCTACCATGATGGTTTGATTGAGATTATCTGTTACTTAAACAAACATAACGCTATGAAGGAGAAATCGAATTACACCTTACGCGCTGGGTTCATTATCCAATGCCCCGATTTCATGGGCGGTAAGGTATTCACAAACGCGAATTTGACTGATGAAGTTGCAGCAGCCTATTTGGAGAGATTTCCGAATAAGGCCGTTTTCTTTGCGTCTATACCGAAGAAAAATGATGCCGTGTTAACTACACCAGCCAAGACAAGAAAACCCCGTAGAACGAAAAAAACGGATAAATAACTATGAACGTAGGGAGAACAAAGAAACCACAGCCGCGTATAGATGTAGAATATCTTTCGCGGTTTAATATACAGACGTATGGCCGCGATAACCGCTATCCGCAGAACCTGATGGCCATTACATCAGCTTCGGGAACGGCTGAGTTATGCCTTTCGCGCTATGCCAAGTTCGTTGAGGGATTTGGCTTCAATGATATGGTGGCCGAAAAGGTAGTCAATAACGAAGGGCAAACGATGGATGATATACTCCGATTCGTTGTGCTTGACCTTACCCGTTTCGGTGGGTTCTCCCTTCACATAAATTATAACGTGCTGGGTAAGATTGCAAGCATCCATCACGTTCCTTTTGAGCAATGCCGTTTGTCGGAGAAGGATGACCACGGATACGTGCAGACTATCAAGGTGCATCCCGATTGGAAAGGCGAAAAGACAAAGAACGGAAGCCGCGTGAGGGTATCGGAAGAAAGCATCAGCGAGTTCCCTGTTTTCAATCCCGATATAAACGTAGTGCAGAAGCAGATGGAGAACAGCGGTGGCGTGGATAAGTATCGCGGTCAAATACTGTGGTGTTCCATGGCTGGCAAAGACATCTATCCGACACCCATCTATGATTCAGCCATCACCGACATTTCAACGGATGAGGGATTGGGAAATATCAAGTATCGAAACGTCAGGAATAACTTTCTTGTCGCTTGTATGCTGATAACACGCAAGCGCGTTCCCGAACTTGATAACGAATCGAATGACCCGTACCGCCATCATGGGAACAGCGAAACGCAGATGATTTCGGATGAAGATTTGTTGCAGTTTCAAGGCGATGAGAAGGGTAGCAAGATTCTCAACGTGGAATTGGAGGACATGGAGGATGAGCCGAAAGTTGTTGAGTTCCCCGTAAAGAATTTCGATAAGGATTTCACGGCAACCGAAAGCAGCGTGATTGAACGTATCTATGCACAATTCCACCAAGAACCATTCTATATGATTCGGTTGGGAAAGACAGGCTTTTCAGGTACAATCATCCGTGACAGTTACGAATACTATGCTGGTGAGGTCACAAATGAACAGCGATTCATTGAGCGCAACCTTGCAATCGTTATGAAGGAATGGCATGAGCCTGAAATGGCCGTGGCTGACCTGACCATCCAGCCGTTGAAATATATCAGCAGCGAAGAAAACGCAAACGTGGAGTGAACGATTATGGATAAGCACATATTGACCTTTGAAGAATTCCGCACGCTGGCACGCCCGACAAGTGCGCATCTTGACACGGAAGATGTTGAGAACACGATAAGCGAGTGCGAGGACGTGTATATTGCACCAGCCATCGGAATTGGTGTCTATAACCTTATCGCACAGGAATACACCGAAGAAAACCCGATGCCCGATAACTTGAAAGTACTTTTGTATGGCGGTTATTGGGCATACGATACGAATGGAACGCTTGTCTTTGACACCACCTTCGATGCCACGTTTGCAACGGCCTACCAAAACGTAAAGATGTGCCACGGATTGAAGAAGTCGCTGGCATATTACACGTATTCAGTACTGATGCGCTCGGATGGTGCGATAGTTACCCGTTCAGGCTCATTGCAGCATACCGATGCCTACGGAAACCGTCTTGCCCTGACCGAGAAGCACGCCCGTTATAATGATTCAACGGATGTGGCAGAGCAATACCTTTCATCTTGTCTGTTATATCTTGAACAAATCAACGGGAATGGTGGGTGTTGTTGCGCGAAACCGAAAATAAGGGGGCATAGAGCGCACATTCATGCGATAGGTGACTAACTACCCACCTAACGAAAGAAAACCGCTTACACGCAAAATTTTGGATAAATAAGGAGAATCAGCATATATGACTAATCAAGAAATAAAGACCGTAGGACAGACCATCGCACAGGAAACGCAGATTGGCGGCAATACCGCAGCGCGTGTCGGTGGAGTTGTTGAGGGTATCGGTGTCGCGCTTGATAATAAGGATGCGGCCAACGGTTACTATCAGGCAACCATATCGGGCGGCACGATCACCGTAAACGCCCCGAATTATCTTTTGGGAACAGGCGGCAATCTCCGTATCAAGATGCCGTCTGCTGGTACAACCGCAAGCACCATGACCATCGGAAATGCGAATGCCGTTCAGTTGTGGTACAATGGTGCGGCCGTTTCAAGTGATAACACATGGGAAGCGAATGAAGTTATTTCCGTATTCTATGATGGAACGCGGTTCATGGCTTCCAACAGTCAGGGAGGTGGAGGAAAGGCTGTGAAGATTAAGTATGACAATTCGCAGAGTGGGCTTGCTGCTGATAATGTGCAGGAGGCTTTGGATGAATTGAACGAAGGAAACAAGGCGTGGGAGAATGATGTTGTTGTAGATGGAGCAAGATACATACACACTGACTATACCTATGCTATTGATAATACACAACCAACATGGAGAATAACATTCCACATATCTCTTGAAGATAAGAAAGGCCAGATTATACACTTCCCGAAAGTTTACAAAGGTAAGCAGGATATGTTCACCTATGTATTATACACTGGAACCACTTATACAGATTACATTGCTGGCTCAGGCTATAAGGTTACAGTTCAGTCCGAATCTCTTACATGGGGAGAGGTTGCTGTCGATGATATACTTGAACAATACCCAACGGCCAAGTATATCAAATTCACGCTTAACACCAACTTCTATCATCAGCCATACACAACAATTCCGATTAAGAATATAGAAGAACAAATAAAAGAAATACAAGAAGGCATTAAAGAAGATTCTTTGGTATTTGAAAATGAAACGTACATCGACCAAAGGTATATTCATACTGATGGCTCGTATCCGAAGGATAGAGTAACACATGCATGGAAAATTACGGATGCTATAAATCTGAGAGAACTTGCTGGTAGCACTTTGTATTTCTTCCGTGTGTATAAATCGGCACAAGATATGCTTACTTATGCGTTTTATTCAGGACAAGCGAGTACAACATTTATCAATGGAGCTTATGTTAGTGATGCAATAACGCAACAAGCAGACAACCTTACTTGGGATAGTTTTAATGTCGATGATATACTAAATCAATATCCAACGGCTAAATATGTGCGTTTTACGCTTCATGGTTCATATCTTACGAACCAACCTTATGCAGTTTCTTCACTGAAAAACGCGCTTAGCTTGCTAAAAAACAACACACAAGAACTCAGCCTTAATGATACGTTCAACATGGGATGGACGGATTCAAAGAGGATTGATGCTGATGGTGGAATATCAGATTGTTCTGCATCATATACGGTAAGTGGGCTTATACCATTGTCGCGATTAAGTGCATATATTCTTGTTGGATATGATTGTTATTCTTCAACATACGACACAAGAACATGGGCATTATATAATTCAAGCAATGTGTGCGTTGCTGTATCAGAGCCAACAGATTCACATAGTTATAGCAGGCCTATAATTATTGACACACAAGAATTGCTTGAAAAGTATCCATCTGCTACACAGATAAGATTTGGGTGTCATGTTAATTATCTATTTGAACTAGTAGAAAAAGGTAGTGTTATTGCAAGAACTTATAAGAATGAGATAAATGCCGAAAGACCTTCAAAGGGAGGTCTTGACAATTTCACATTCGCAGCAGCTGGGAGTAGCGGAGTCATCAATATAGTTTCTAATACGGATGCTGATGTAACACAATACGAGACATGGGGAGTGAACTTTGCACAAGTATTGAAAATAGGCAACTATTATGCCTGCTTCTATTATGCCAGTTCTGCATCAGGAGAATATAATCAAGCCATATTCTGTGCATACTCTTCAAACGGAACTACATGGACAAG